TGTCACTAACTAAACTAGCATCTTTAAAGTTATGCGAGATCGCTAACCATAATTCGTTGTAATCAGACTTAGCAATTTCACTACCATCACATAGTAGCCAACCTGTTGGGGAATCTACTCCACCAAATGGCATCATTGCGCCTGCTGGTACTAATGGAATTGTTTTTAAGAAGTTACGTTTTGTAATTCTGCGAACACCTGTTGATCCTGTGGTTACGTTTAGTAGTAATTCGTCTGCATTGCCTGCATCGTAAGTAACAGTCTTGTTACTAATAAAGCTATCAGCAATACTTATAGCAAAAGTCTTTGTGCTTCCGCCAGTTTGCCCGTCAAACTCAAAGCTATTTGGAGCAACATCACCGCTTAGTGTAAAAGTTGTAGCACTTGCTAGTCTGTCTGCGCTGCCTGCTCTTCCGCTAACTGTGCCGCTTACGTTGCCTTGGATATTTCCAAAGAATGTTGTAGAATGTATTTCTGCATATTTGTTAATTGCTGTGCCAATGGTTCTTGTACTGTTTGAATCAGGTGTAATATTGCCTGTTTGTAATATGCCGTTTATGTCTACGTTGCCGCCGACATACGCATTAAGTGCAATACCAATGCCTCCTGTTGTTGTAATACTGCCGGTGCCAATTGATGTAGAATTTTCAGTACTAGTAAGCTGTAATATACCTGTTTCAGCTTCTCCTGTCTTAGGAGATATCTTAATGTTACCTTTAACATCAACTGCTTGTTCTGGAGCAGGGTTATTAAATCCAACATTGCCGCTACTATTAATACTTATAATAGTAGGAGTTAGATTGCCATTACGCATCCTAACATCAATACTCGATCCGCTTGTGTTATGTTGTATAACACCAGTTTCGCCATCAATGCCTAGACTTAACTGTCCGCCTGTACCAATTTTAATGCCATCGTTACTCTTAACACTTAATTGATAATCTGTACTACTTGCAGCGTTACCTCTTAAAAAGTTACTTGCTGCAATTGATACGTTACCAACTACTAACGCTTCTGCTTTTTCAGCAGTTCCGTAATATTTTAGTGCTTGTACGCCAATAATTGCTTCATCAGCAATATTCATGCCAGGATTAATTCCAGTTCTAAAACCTTTAATCGACACCTTTGGAATGAAACTTTGGCTACTAATAATAATTACTGGCTGGTCTTCAACTCTAATTGATAATACATTATAAGTTATGTCATCTGTGCCTACAATTGCTTGTGCTGTAGCTCCAGTTAATAGTCCGTCACTAAAGTCCGGGCCTACTAATACCCAAGCACTGCCTGTAAACAAATATAGCTGCTGACTTTCTGTGTTAACCCACAAGTCACCTGCACTACTGTTTGCTACAGCAGGTGCTGCACTAGCTTTTTTAAGTCCGCCACTAGCAACCCAATTTGTGCCATCATACACTTTAAGCTGATCTACGCCTTGCGTAGAGTCATACCAAAGTTGTCCTTCTACTGGACGTAACGGGGCAGTAGTATTTGCAAAATTTTCTAATATGTGCAGAAAGTTTTCATTTACTGCTTGACCGTATGCTGTTGTTCCTCTACCTGGAAAACTTAAAGTAGTTTCACTGTTGAGCGTATTATCTGCAACAACTATTGTGCCTTTATTAACAGTGTCAGTATAATTTATTATATATGGCATATTTTATCCCTTACCCTGCCAAACTTTGTACACGTACAGTGTAGTCAATTTGTATTAATCTGTTAAGTGACTTTTGTACTGGGTGAAAAATAACATGTGTCATTAATCTTCCTGTGCCAGAAGCACTATAACTGCGCAAGCCTAATTCGTCAAAAACATACGGACTGTCTGTTGCACTTGCAGTATCAAATGCATCTTGGCCGTTAGGCTCACCGTAATCAAGTAAGCAACTTACAACAATATCAGTATAATTTGTTCCGCTAACATGCCTAGTTTCTAGCTTATTTCTTGCAGGATCAGTGTTGTTTACGCTTCTGTCATCAACAACCTTAGTATAGGTTTGGTTGTATAGACTTGCATTAGTTCCTGTGCTATTAGGTGTTAGATACGTGATAATACCAGTTGGATCAACGCTCGTGCCGCCGTTTCCAAAGCTCATTTCATATATAAATCCTGCGCCAGCATTAGACAAACTTTCAGCAAGTGCAATACTCATATTTTCATAGTGAATTGCATTGCGCTTGTCAATGTATACCTTTTGTGATTCAGGGTCAAATATCTTAATATGTCCCTGAACTAATACTCCGTTTGTGTCTTGCATGTTATCGCTCATATGTTTTTTCCTATACTGTATTTATTCAGGTAGCTCAGATGTTCCGGCACGTAAGAATCTTGCAATGCTATTTTCTGTATCACCTAATGATGTACCGTTTGTAGTCCAACTTTGGCCCACTTTTTTCACTACTGTTACTCTTGTATTCTCTGCAGGTGTTGCTAGTAATGTAATTGCATTAGTATTAGCATCAAATGTAAAGTCTGCTACAACTATAGCATCTCCTTCTGGACTATCTAATGCTGTTACAGGGTTAAACACATCTAACGTAGTCTTACGCATACGTACACCTGCCGCAAACACTTCAATCTCATTAATCGATGCTACTGGGTAGCCAATCTCAAACGTTGCTGTAAGACCGTCTACAGTAGCTTTTGGTACATTATAAGCTAAAGTTTGATCTTTATATGGAACAGTTTTACTTATGTTCTGATCGTACACCTTGGTATTAATTGTGTGTGACGATTTAACACCAGTGCCCAATGTTCCTCTACGCAACTGGCGCAATGTATTTTGTTGTTTTACAAAATACTCAATACGTTCGCCGTTAATAAAGATTACACCCGGTAAATTTTGTCCTTTGTTTGGTTCTGCTAACTCACTTGCATCGTCTAATTCAATTCTTAAATCATAATAATTTAAATCTTGTGCTAGTTTAGCAGGTGCAGTATCTAAACGCTTGAAGTGTGTTCTGTTTAACATATCCTTGAACTGTCTATATGCAAACTTAGATGTACTAACTGGTGCAGTAAAGTGAATAATGTCTATGACATCGTTTGCTGCTGGCTGACTAACTAACTGCACTTTTAATTTATCATCAGTTACATAGTAGTCTACGCTAGGCGTTAGCAACTCTCCGTTTACACTTACCCATACATACTGTGCATCAACAGCAGGCTTACGTAAAGCAATTTCGCCAACTGTTAATCTGTTATATGTAATATAATCAACATCTGCTTCAATTAAAGTAGTTCTTGTTACTACTTCATAATTAATACGCTCGAGACCTAGTAAATCATGATTAGTAAATTGAATTACTTCAACAACTGCGCCATTTGCAGGTGCAGTATCTAAAGTAACAGTAGTTCCGTCAATTCTGTAATCTCCATCTGTAATTACATACATTTCAAGTAAGTCGCCTGGAGCACCAATTTCGTCTGCAAGTATAATACTACTGTTTGCAATTTCAAAACGCCATTGTAGCGGAGTTGTAATTGAAGCCCCATTTAAGAATACCTTAACATCAGAAACATCAAGACTACCTGCTGGGATTTGGAATATCTCCATTGGGAATTCTCTTTGGCTACTTGCTGGGATTGTATACTGTATATTATATCCTGCATTTAATATAGCATTGTCTACTTTAACAATTATATTATGTTCTGAAGGAATAGCATATAATGGTGCATTTGCCAGTGTAAACACAGTGTCAGTGCCGTTGCCAGCAAATGTATCTTTAGTAATTTGACTATAATTAACTTGCGTATCTGCTGCGAATACAGTGTAATTAACTACTGCACCAGTAACAACAACTTCTGCAAATCTAATAACTGTCTTAGGAGTTGTTTCTGACTTAAATGCTACAACTGGTTGTTGCACGCCATTAATGCTTGCATAAACATTTGTGTCTGCTTCCCAATCAACTGTTGTTTCAAAATCAGTAGTTGAATCATCTCCAAACAGTTGTCCAAAGTCTAGTATGTTTTGTGTACCTTGTGCAACTGTTACAATATTAAGTTCTGCTCCAATAGTTGCAGAGTCTAATGTTATAGTTTTATTAATCCAATTAATTGTATAGTTAGTTTGTGGTAATATAACATTGGCAACTTTTACAATAACTGCATCTTTACTGTTTGGTGTAACACCTAAGTCGTAAGTTAATGTACTATCCATAGTATAACTTTGACTATGAATAATTCCTTGTCCTGCACTATCTCTTGTAAACACTTTAATGTCTAATGTGTCAAGAATCTGTCCAGGAACTACTTCTTCAGGGCCGCCACTTGTAGTAGGAGTAACAAATCCGTCACCATCTACAATAATTTCTTCTGCACTAATACCTTTTGCAGTCGAGTAAGCTAAGTTTCCTCCGCTTAGTGCAGTATCATAACTGTTAGTATCAGGAATAACACTACCATCACTTGTTGATTTTCTTACAACAAATATATCGTTGTCTAACAAAGTTATTTCTAAGTCTTGTACATATATTATGTCGGTTACGCCATCGCCTGTAATACTATTTGTAATAGCATTTACATTAGTTGCAGTTCCTAAACTAAAGTTAGGATCGTCAATTCTTACACCGTTTTTATAAAGGTTATAAACAACTCCGGCTACTAGCGGAGCACTTAACTGTACTGCAATTGTCGAGCCGTCTGCTGTAAATACTTCATCTTCAAAAGTACTATCAAACTCATCCCAATTATCTGTATACCAGCCTGCTGTGTCAAATCCAGCTGGACCATCAAAGTCAAAGCTACGTACTTCAACGCCACCGTAATCTACGCCTGTCATTAACTGTGCTAAGTCTTTACCGTACATTCCTGCAATTGGATTGTAAGCAAATTTAACTCTATCTTCAGCACTTAGCATACTTAAAGGGATATTATAGTCTATTCTTACAACTGCATTTACTTTTGGGGGAGTTGTGAATAATACCTTACCCTGCTCTCTAATATAAGTTTTGTCAGTATTTTCGATATTCGCAAATGTGTATTTGCTGCGTAGCTGTAAAATATTATCTACATATACACTAACCTTTTTAGTATCTAAATCCATTGGCCACTCTAGGAAGAATCTATTTTCAAATCCTGTGCTAGAGAATGTTTCAGATTTTAAAAGTGTAGTAAATGTAAATGTTCCACTTGTTCTGTCAAACTTAATTTTAACACTTGGACTTCTTACTAATCCGTTACCTAAAACAGCAGTTGCGATTGCAGGCGTGCCGGTTGCTGTTTGTGAGCCTGTTATAACAACTGTTGGCGCACTTGTATATCCTGTACCAGAATTTGTTACTTTAATATTAGTAATTTTTCCATAGCCTAAATATGCTTTTGCTGTTGCGCCTGTTCCGTTGCCGCCAATTAAAGTAACAACAGGTTCATAAGTGAATCCGCTGCCGCCATTGCCTATTTTAATTCCAGTTATTTGATAACCATGATTATCATTCCAGTTTTTTCTAGGATAACTTGTAGTGTCTAAGTTTGCTCTTTTAATTGTGCCGTCTACAATAATTGCTCTACTCGGATCAATTGTGTTAGTAATACTATTATATACTGGAGGTAAATCAAAGTCACTAACACTACTATTTGTAGGATCTATTGCATTGTATTCGCTAACAAATTCTCTTAGCTTTGTTGAGTAAGGTTTAAATTCTTCAACAAAGTCTTGGTAGCTTGCAAGATTATCATTATTAAATGTTATGTCTTTTTGATTTAATGTTTCTCTGTTATGTTTTGCTTTAACAAAACTTGTTTTAAACATCCAATCAACTGATTGCTGTTCTGACATTACATAACGCAATGCAGCCATAAACAAATTATTATATTCAACTTCTAACTCGCCTACAAAAATATTATCCCTAATAGTTTCGAGTATAATTCTTAATTCTACGCTTGGGTTATTATCATAAAAATTACTATCAAAGCTACGGTTGTCAAAGCCTACTGTATTCTTACTGTAATCGTACAACGTATCTTTAAATTGGAGTGTGCCGTTTTGACGTCCAATAGTATCGTAATTAATTGTATAGTCTTCAGTATCTTGATTATCTACTTTTATCATTAATACCCAGCCGCCAGTTCCTACTGTTTCAATTTTTACAATATTACCAATCTTATTTGTTAGACTAGGCAGTTGATATGAACCTGCTATAGTGTCGTTAATATTTGAGAATTGATTATACCCTGTAGCATACCAGTCAGCATAATTCCAATACGATGCTACATTGTAACTTTGTAGTTTTCTTCTATACCATGCTGTTCCGTTCCACGAATACAATGCCCATTTGTTTTGTATACTTTCGTCTGCGTTAACTAACACAGTAAATGGACGTACAGTAATACTTGCAGTTGCATCATATCCGCTGCCTGCATTAGTAATAGTAGCTGAAGTAATTTGGCCTAGGTTATTAATAGTAATATCAAATTCTGCTCCAGTACCGTTACCATTAACCTTAAAGCTAGGAGCTACTTTATAGCCTCTGCCTGCATCAGTAATGTTAATTCTTGATATTCTGCCATTAGTAATTACAGGCGTTAGTGTGGCAGGTGTAATTTTGTTTGTACTTACAAATGTAAGTTCAGACAATGTGTCTGTTGCTAAATCATAAGTTTGTGATATTGCAGTTGGTGCAACATCAAGTTGAGTTAATTTAGAAATGTTATATTGGTCAACTACAAGATTTTCAGCTAACTTTAAATTTATTCTTTCAATAGTCTGTTTTAGTGCTTCAAATCTATTAGCAAACATACTTTGTCTTGGACGATTTTGTACACCATAACGATTTTTAACGGATATAGTTGGATCTGGAACAATTCTATTATTGCTGTCGAACCCAATTAAACTATCAAACCATTTGCGTTCAATATCTGCATCAGGCTTACTTGTGTCTAATCCATCTGATATTAGTTTATACTGGCTGTGTACATTTTGTACTTTCTTAGGTCCTGTTGAATACTTAATGTTTAAAACTAAGTCATTGCTATTAATAAACGTGTCGAAGTTATTAAGTACAAACTTACTATCTGAAAGTAAACTTACAAACGGATAACCTTGTGTTCTTGGATTCTCAATAAGTGCCGCAACATCACGGATACTTAACTTTCTGTTTTCCATTATAGGTACAGTAACTTTATTAACTACCCAGAAGTAATATACATTGTTAAACGTTTTACTAACTTCGTTATATATTATTTTAGTTGAATACCTTTCATCGCCAAATAAACTTGTGCCACTAATTTTAGCTGTAAGTCCGTCTGGAGTATCTGCTATACTATCCCACACACTAGGAATAAAGTTACTTTGTACCCATTCAAATACATCAATTCTACCATCAGGTGTTAATTTATTCCAGTTATTTTTCTGGAATGTAGTTGAACCTTGGTATGCATGAGCAAATTTAGCAGAATTAATATTCCACCATACTTGACCAACGTGTGTCTCACACCACGCTCTATTAGGATCAACTGAATTATCTAAAAGATTACCTGTATTATATACAGCAGGATCAAACGGAGTTTTAAATGTAATTTCTTGATCCGCTGGACCAGCTATTTTACCTTGTACTGGATCAATATAATCAATATAGCTTACAATGCTGTTTTCTCGTTTGTTGTATAAGAACATGCCTCGAATATTATCTACATCTACTGGGGTAATGCCTTCGCTAATAACGTTCCATGCAAATGTGTTTTTATTTTTTCTAAAGTCAAGTAGCTGTCCTTTATTGCCGCTTGCGTCTTCTACAGCGCCAACTAGCTGATCTGGCATGCCAATATAAACGTGGTTGCCGTTAGCATAAATGTTCTCGCCGAATGTAGTTTGTGTTAACGGATATGTAAACTGCTCTGAATATATTAAATTACTATTAATATTTTCGTAGACATATACTGCGCCCTTGTCAAGTTTAATATTTCTAAAGTTTGTAAATTCATTATCAAACGTAATTGCTGTTTCATAAAGAATTGATGTTGTGTCTAACACCGAAGATGCATAAACTTTTACCCTTTCACTTTTCGGATCAACTTGATCAAAATTGTCTGCAACAAATACGCCTGCATAGACTATATCAGTTTTAGCGTTGTATGTATTACCTAGATATTTTACTAATGTATCTTTTGCAATACTATAATTTGAATAAATTGCAACAGGAGTAGTACGCTCAAATTTACTAGCTTCAAACACAGCCGGCCATTCTGGTGTATTATTATTAAAGCTATAACCTGATTCATCTAATGTTTTATAAGTAATTCCATTTAGATTTATTAATGTGCCAACTTTTAATTCCATAAAGATGTCATTATTAGATACATCGCCGTTACGTGTTTTTATTAAATCTTGGTTAACTCCAGCATTGTATCCAACTAATAAAATGTTGTTTAGTTTAGCTAAATCTATACCGTCATCGACTCCAGTTTGAGGTTGTACCTCTAATAATGTACCATATGTATCAAACGTAGTTGGAATTGTTTGGTCGCCGTTTAAACTAGATACAACTAAGTTATCTGTGCCATATGATAACCCAAAACCAAAACCTTCACTTTCTTCGTCATTTGGTGGAGTTAGTGTTTGTGTTAAAGTAAATGTACCAGCTGCTTGTGTATAAACATACACAACGC